TTTTCACCATTAGCCATCATATCATTTTCTCTTTTAAGGTACTCATATATTTCTTTTTGAGCAACTGCTGAGTTAATACCCATATCAAATAAATAGATCAAATTACCTTCATCTATTTGACCACCCCTTGCTCTTGCAGCATTTAAGGCTTGTTTCATACAAGTCATAATATGGTATTTAACTTCTTCTTTTTCATACTCTTCCTCAGTAATATCCTTTTTACCTAATTTTTTTAAAATAGATTCATACTGTGTAGTAAAGAAAGACATTTTACGAACAGCACCTTGAACACTATTCATTATGTTTGCACCATTTACTTTTAATTTTAAAAGTTTATGTTCAATGTGTTCTTTTTCTATTAAATCTAAATCTGGGTTCTCTAATTGTTTTTCTCTTTTTTTAATCATTATATCATTTTCATTCATTTTTAAATGAGCTTCTTCTAATGCTAACCTTGTTCTATCTAACTCAGCCAAAGTATGCTTTAATGATCTTACAGGTGTAATAGCTGTTACATCTAACATAACTCCCATAAACTGAGAATGTGATTTATAAAAGTTAGCCGATGTTTTTTTAATTGCAGGTAATGATGTGTTAATATGTTTTAACATACCATGGTACTGTTTACTTAAAGCAGGTAATTTTGATATACCAGCTAAAGTTAAATCTTTAGATTTATTGTTTTCTTTTGTCATTATAATTTCTTCTTTTTGTTCATTAGTTAATTTATTTCCTAATACTTCTTCTATAACATATAGATTTAATTTGTCCATACATTAAGATTACTATATTTTTCTATAATAGATTTTGGTAATATTTTTTTAATATTTCTTTTAGTTTTATTAATGCCTTTTGTTTTAATAGTATGTAAATTAGCTCCAATTATTTTATCATTATAACCCATACCATTTACTTCAAATTGTTTAAATGATTTAAAGTTATGTTTAAAAGGTTTAATGTCATAAAATTTATATATTTCTTTTATAATTTTTTCTGGGTTTTTAACTAAGTCATTATAATCTATTAATTTGTATTCACCTGGATGATGATCGATTAAATGTTTAATAGCTATTAATTCTTTTACAATTAAACCATCGTGGTTCATTAGTAACTCACATCTTTTTTCTGTATCCATACTTCCATATCTATTAGGAAAAGCATCGTAGTTTTTATCAGCCCATTCAATAAAAGAAGCTAGGACTTCTAAAACATCTCTAACTAATATTACAATTTTAGGTTTAGGATTTATATAATGTTTTAAAAATTTTAAGTTAGTGGGTGCACCCCATGGACCTCTATCAATTATAATAGGTTCTTTCCAATTTTTATAATACTCAGGGATCACTGCTTTAATAACATTGTCAAAAGAATTATGATCTGGGTAATTTTGAAAAACATCTAATGTTTTTAAATGATGTAATTCTCTAAATATTTCTGTAATGACTGAATTAGCAGTTGCTGCTATTTCAGGATTTTGATTTAATATAGTAGATATAATAGTATTACCTGCTCTTGGTAATCCACAAAGATAGTGTATTTTTCTTTCGTTCACAAAAAAAGATATAACATTTATTTATAATTAGTCAATATTATAGGCTAAAGTAACTCTAGTATTTTTATTATTTTTTTCTACGTAATGTTGCAAATAACTTCTAAATATTAATAAGCTATTATTTTCTGGTTTCATTTTTACTGTTTGATAAGATAAATGATTTAACTTTACAGATCCTTTTAATGGCCTCATGTCTTCATAAGGGTGTTTAAATATAGTAGCAGATCTATCCTCAATATTTTTTTCTACTTGTGCATAATAAATAACTGAAAAAGTATATCCTGCATGATTATGAAATTCTTGATAATCATTTTTATTATATATATTAAACCATCCATTAGATAATTTTTTATATTTATAATCTGATCCTAAAGTTTGATTGTATATATTGACATGTTTTAATATTTCTTTGTTAAGCTTATTAAAATTTTTATCTTTAATTATATCTAAAGTTCCCAGACTATTAAAAGTATTAACCAACCATTCAGAACCACCTTTTTTTGTTTCCTGTTTGGTGTCTAAACAATATTTAACTATTTTTGATTTATCTAAATTAGATAATATGTTTTCTTTATAATAAAAAGTAGTTGGAAAAAATTCTATAATCTCTTTCATAGAGATTACATAACATATTAATTAAGAAAGTCCACCATGAGAACCAGAACTTCCAGCTCCTTCAGAGTGTGTTGTAGTCATATCTGCATAATCTACTCCATTACCTGTAGAAGCAATTGTTATCTTATCTACAGCAACTGCTCCAGGTGAAGAGCCTCCACCAAATAAACCTAAAGTAGAATTACTCATTCCTATTATTCCTTCAGAAGAAGAGAATGTTAAGTCACCAAAATCTGTTGTATTACCTGTAGAAGCTATGGTTATATAACCCATTTGATTTCCACCTCCACCTCCATCTCCCCCTGCATAAACTCCCCTTGTAGAAGAACATGCCCCTGCATTTAAAAGAGAACCTCCAGCAGCAATATCACCAAAATCAGTCATGTTTCCTGTTGAACCAAAAGTTATGTATTGAATAACGTCAGACCTACTTGGGTTACCTCCACCCATTACAACACCTCTTGTTGTAGAGTTTACATTATTTGATCCACCACCTAAAGCAGGAGAAATCATATCACCAAAATCTGTTGCATTACCCGTAGATGCAATTGTAATATAATCAATTGTGTTGTAGTAACTTCCATCAGAACCTCCACAAAATAAACCTCTAGTGTCATTATTTATTCCAGGGTCTCTACCTCTAGCAACTGTTAAATCTCCAAAGTCTGTTGTATTTCCTTTGACCGCTATTTCAAAATATTCAATTACGTTTGATTGTCCCCCAGTAATATTACCACCACCATGAACCACTCTTGTTGATGTAGAAACAGCACCACCTGTTCCTGATTGTGATAAATCTCCGTAATCTAAAAATTGTCCACCAGTGCTTATGGTTACGAAATCTATGATATTAGTATTACTATTTTCTTCTCCACCTAAACCATAACCAATATCAGTTGAACCAATATAAGCGGTTGGCCAAGAGTTATCTTGAATATATTTTGATAAATCGGACAGCTTCCAGATTCCAGAGTAAGGTCCACCAGGAGTAGGCATACTGGGCTATCTCCTATGCGTCGTCTATAATTTCGTATGAAATAGTAGCGGTTAAATCTCCAGTAGCAGAAGCTCCTCCAGCTATAGCGTCGCCTTCTTCTAAATAAAATCCATTATTTTTATCTATTAGAACAAGTGTTGCATCTGCTGGTACAGTGATTGTGCTAGCAAAATTAATTTGAGATCCGCCTGATTTTACTATTCCCATAGTTACTGCTGCATCATTTGTTCCATCAATATTTGCTATATTAATAGAATTAATTTTATAAACTTTATTTGAAGCTGCTGTTATTAAAGTTGTTGTTAAAGTAGTACCTAAAGCAAATTGATCTACTTCGCCTAGAATACTTGTTACGTTTACTATATTTGGTGCTGCCATAATTTAATCCTTTTATCCGAAAACGATTGCCATTGCAATAGCTTTTCCTGTTGTTGCTGGTGAAGAATCAAAGGTTAATTGACCAACAGCTGTAGTCCCTGACCCTGTAATACTATCTACCTTTAAAAATGTGCCTGCTGTTATATTTCCAGTGGGAAATTTTATTGTATAAGACTGTGCACTTGAATGTGGAGGCGACTGTAGCTTAATCCCATGACTGTTAGATTCACAATTAAGCTGAATTGTACCTGGATTTGTTGCACCACCAATTTCTGTTACACCTGTTCCATTTGGATATAATTGTGTATTACCATTAGCTGCATCAACAATATTGATGTAGCTTGAATTTGTTCCTGAGTTTGTAACTAGTTTAAGATCGTATGCTCCATTAGAAGATATTTGTCCTACTTCTGATCCTCCACCAATAGTAACTTGGTCAGTATCTAATATTACATCACCAGTTCCATTTGGTTCTAATTCAATATTACCGTTTGAAGTAGATACAATTTTATTTCCGTTAACATCTAAGTCACCACCAAGTTGAGGTGATGTATCCTCAACTATGTTTGAAATACCTAAAGCTATTGTATCGATATTAGGATTAGTCCCATCACTTGCAGTTGCAAATACAATAGCATCACCTTTATCAGTTGCTGAAAAAGTAAACGAATCTCCTGAACCAGAAACATATTTAAATTGAACTGTGTAAGCACCTGAAGTTGAGTTTCTTAAAAAATAAAAAGTTTCTACGTCTAAAGGTATTGTTACAATTTGATTTCCTGTAATAGAACCCGTAAACTCAATCATTCTTGCTTGAGCTGTTCCAGTTAATGCACCATCTGCAACTGTTAAAGCAGTTGTTTGTGCACCACCAGCAATTGATACTGCTTTATAACCGCCAAGAACTTGTTCTATAAGATCTAGGTTTGCGTTTGTTTTTGTTCCCCATGTACCAGCATTTTCGCCAGTAGCCATTTTTTCTATACCAAGAGGTGTATATGTTGATGCCATAAATTTTATCTCCTATGCAGCGTCACTATAACTTGTATTTGATCCAGTTGCAACATCAGAATAATTACTATTTGATCCTGTTGAAAGTGCACTATAAGACGTATTTGAACCAGTGTCAACATCTTGATAATGTATAATAAATGGTTCTCCAACAGTGGCTGTCATTGTAAGTGTTGGTAATCCAACAACTTGATCTTTAGGATCTACGCTACCGATAGTAGAGCTAAATGAAACTCCTGTTAATCCCATCATTTGATCAGGAATATCTACAATTGTACCTATAGAAGCACTCATTGATACACCAGTTGTTGGTACAACTACTGATCCTGTTCCTTCAACAAAACCTACGGCTGATGTTATAGATAATCCAGTCGGTAATACTGCATCATTTGGAACAACTACAGATCCTTGTTGTGATGTAATTGTAAGTGTCGGTAGAAGAATTTCAACAGCATTGACTGCAACGGGAGTATTTAAAGTCGAAGTAATTGATAGACCTGTAAGAGATACGTCTTCGTTAGGTGCAAATGCATTTCCTTGTGTTGATGTAATTTCCTGACCAGTTAGTCCAATTGTTTGATCATTTGGATCTAAAACTCCAATTGCTGCTGTGGCAGAAACACCTGTAATAGACGGAGCAACTGAAATACTTGCTTCTGCATATCCTTGAAGATCATTAATAAGTAAACCATTTGGTTCAACTGTTACACTTATAACATTTGAAATTGTTCCAAGAGTAGAACTAAATGATTGACCTGAAGGAGTTACAGTTACACTAACTGCGTTAGTAACAGAACCAACATTTGAAGTAATTGATAAACCCGTAGGTTGAGCTACAGCATCAGATAATTGACCCCATTCATCTTCACCCCAAGACTTTGCTCCCCAACCTTGAGTTAAAACAGTGGCATCATTCCAACCAGCCTGTCCCCAGGTTAGTCGGCCCCATCCAGAAGAAACGTCGGGCACTGGACCCTCCTTATGCTAATCTTATGATTGCGTTCGATGAATCGTTTGCAGGAAACTGTATTTCAAAAGTTCCGTTAGTTGCAGTTTTATCAGAACCAAAAGCAATTACACAAACAGCATCGGTAGTGTTTGAACCACCATTTGTTGTTGTGTTATAAATTAAAGCGCCATTGGCTGTGAAAGAAGCTGATGTAAAAGAAACATCAGAAAAATCTGTAAATGCAGTTGTTGAAGTTAAACCAACTCCAGTATTTGTTAAAGCTTTACCACCTGCAGTGTATGCAGATCCAGATGTATTTGAAATTTCTTCAGAAGTAGAATAATCAGTTGTAGAAGCTCCTAAGCTAGCACTAGAATCATATAGTGCTATTTTGAAAGAATGACCACCATTACCAGAAGTTTGAAAATCGTGTTTTCCTTCTAATAATTCTTGTTTAAAACTTGAACATATTGCCGATGTTATTGCCATAATTTTTTTCTCCTATTAAGGTGACGGAGAAGGGACTTGAATACGAACTGTACCGTCAGTATAATCGTCTCTTTTACGTCTACCAAGTTGCTCTGCAGCAAACTTCTGTACCTCTTGTTTATATTTATTTTCATATAATGTCAACATATCTTGTGGACCTTTTAAATAAGAAAATGCCTCTACTAGACAAGCATATAACAATCCATTACCAAAATATTGACTTACATAAGTTGTGGTATTTGAACCAGATAATCCAGTTGGAATAGCTTCATAATGTATTTTAAATACATAAGTGCTATCTGGTGCAGGAGCTAAAAATAGTCTTCCTGAAGTAGTATCTGACACGCCTGTTGCTCCACCAAACATAGCATAATATTTTGGTTTAGCTCTAGCTGCATTTTCTGTAGATGGTTCAAATTCTTGTAAGTACGTTTCATCTTTTTTTTCTAACCAAGTATTTGCTCCCGTAGAAGCTGATGTTGAATCATAAACTTGCACACCTTTTACAAATAAAGTTTTAGCAGGTACGTTAATTGTATTTTGTCCTGTAACTAAATTACCTATAGATTGTTTTTTATATGCATCTAATGGCACATCTCTTAAAATTCTAAGCTCAGAGTTTTCAATAAACTGATCTGTGATAGTAGATGTTAAAACATTTGTATCTGTTTCAGTATAATTTTGAATTGCTGTTGTTAATGTTGCGTATGTAAATCCTGCCATTACTTAATATCACCTTTATGTTTTAAACGTATCTTTTTTTGTTTTGCAGTTTCTTCATACATTTCAATATGAGGATCCTGTTTTTCAGGTTTAAAAATATTTTTTATCCAATTCCAAATTTTATTTATCATGCGCTTATTGTTATAGGCCCAACGGAACAACCGTAGCCTCCTCCTTTTACACCACCAGTTGTAGCAGTATCTGAATTAACTGTAAAGAAGAAGAAATTAGTTACTGAATAATCAGTAGTGTCTCTTGCATCATTTTTATATCTTCCTGTTGTGATAGCATAACCTGAACCCTGTCCTATTTGTGCTCCTGTAATTCCATCAAAATTAGGAATAGCTGCATAAGCAAAAACAGGGTTAGTTGATGTACCTGTTCCAGGTGATGTTGTAGGTACACCTCTAAATAAATATGTTGTTCCATTTGTTAAACCATGACCAGGTGAAAAAACGTTTATGATTCCAGACCCTGCTTTGTAAGTTTCAAAACCATTATTAGAAATCATTACAGTTGTAATTGGTTCTATTCTATCTGGTCTTACTTGTAATAATGCAATACCATCTCCACCAATAGGTTTAGGTTCTAATTGTGGTTGCTTAGGTTCAAACTCTGTGTAATGAACAAATGAACCATTCCATTCTCTAACCATTTCTTTATATGGAAATTCCATACCTGATCTATCTGAAATAGCTTTTGAATATTTTCCTGTTGCATATTTTGACATTACGTTCCTGGGTAGTAAGCTTTTGGTGTAATATATGTACTAGAAGCTGAACCATCTTCCGCGAGTGCTCTAGCTAATTCATCTTCATAATATAATTTCATTTGTTGAACTAATTGTGGTTGATATTTTTGTGCAAGATAAAAAGATAAACCTGAAGTCATACAAGGTACAAATCTAAATGGAATATCTGTTGCATTTGTATAATTTCCAACATCTTGAATTCTTTTTATATAATAAAAATGCATATCTTTAGATGCATTAGTTGAGTCAGGTGTTGGGTAGATACTAATACTAACATGATCAATAAATCTTTGAACCCAATATTGATTAGGTGTTCCTTTAGAAAGTTTATTTGAAAAGGCTGCATAAGTAGATCTATCTACTTTTGTCATTGGACTATCTGATTGAGTAGTTTGAGTTCTATTATTTCTTAACTGTGCTTCAAGGACATCGGATATTCCATAAATTCCATTAGGATTAGATGTAGCACTTGTGCCATCTGAACTTGCTCTAAAAAATTTATATTCAGCTTGTCCCTCAATTAAATCAAGATCTAATTCTCCTACTTCCCAATAGTGAATACCTCTATTACCCCATTCTTGAAAAAGAATATTAAGAGATCGTCTTGCTGATCTTAACTGATTTCCTGAAACAGCTTGTAAACCAATACGTTCAAATGCATCTTCTATTATTTCATCAATAGAAAACGTTTTGTCGAACGTTGTAGTTCCAGAGGTAGTGTTAGCCATTTAGCCTCCTAGCCAGTGTAGCCGATAGTAAGAGACGTAGTGTTAGTCATAGTAGCATGAATACCATTTTCGAATCTAATACCGTTTCCTGGTACATATATATCTAAACCTTCTGTACCAAAATCAGCTTCGAAAACTTTAGCTCCTGTACTACCAGATGAAATATCTCTTAATACCAACACAGAATCAGCAACTCCTTTTGCTTGTATGTAAGTTATTCTAGCAGGACCTATATTAGTTGATCCACCAGAAATAGTTTTTACCTGACCTGTGCTTGCTATATTTGTAAACTTTTGATCTGAACTCATATTTGTTTCTCCATTAAAATTTATGTGGGGCCGAAGCCCCACACTAATTATTTATTAGCTTAAATTATTATTTTGTTGATACAAAATAGTAATTCTAACTTCACCAGCACTTGTAGCTGCAGAGTTAGTTACATTAAGTCTTTGGTCAGAAGTTCCAATATCTTCCCAAGCTAAAGCTCCACCTGCTTGAGTTGTAGGGTATTTTCTACCCGCAGTAGTTCCGATTGCAAATGTGTTAACAAGAGCAGTAGCTGCTCCTCCCACAAAACCAACACT